CCTAATGTGAAATTGAATCGTGCGACAGAGTCATCAAGGAAGTTGATGTTTGCTCCACCTGCATCGAGATTGATATCACCCACTGCATCAAGATTAATATCTAATCCTGCCTTCAGTGTAATGTCCGTACCACTGTTTTGTGCAGTACTTAGCAATAGTCGAGTCTGAGTCTCCCCCTGTAAAGAATTACCAGTAGGATATAAAATCTCACCTGCCGAAGCATCGAAGACCCGTTCTATCTCATTAATTGCCATAACGACATCACTGTCACCATGGGTAAGCAAGTTAACTGGATCACCGACATTATAAGAAACAGTATTGAGATTGTCTCTTAATATCTTGAAGGAGTCTGTTAGTAATGTATACGGACGTGCCATTTATAATTTCTCTACTATTGCGGAGAGCATTGTTTTGATATCATTTATGTCGGTCTTTAATGAATCTACTTCTGCTCTCAATTGTTTATCTTCTGCTTGTTTTCGCAGTCGTACCTGCTTTTGCTCTCGTGCTCTTTGTATTGCACTTCTATTTATATTTATAATGGCACCAGATTCTGGATCTCTCGCAAAATCTGGTTCATCTTTTACATGCACTAAATCACTCATATTACACTGCCAATGCTATTACTCGTAAGTCACGGAACGTTGGTACTTGTGCCGAGTTAGTACTACGCATAACTATCTTAGTTTGGAACTTAGTGAATGGGGGTAATGCACCACCTTCACCACCTACCAAGTATCGATACTCACGGAAAGTGTTTTTGTTAGTATCTGGTGGTAGAGTGTTATCTGGATTTACCAGTGTCCACAAGTTCTGTTCAAGATTGACACCTGCATCACCACATCTCCAATATACTTGGAAGTCTGATTCTGGTGGACGGTTAGCAGCGACTAATATTTTTAGACCAACTGCTTCTTCGGTTAGTGTAGTTATCTTAGTTACATGCTTCGCAGATTCACTACCGAACATCGGGTGAGTTTCACTAATGTACGTTAATGGTACATTAAACCCTTGTGTGGCAGAGGAGTCTTGCTTTGAAATCAAGTTATGCATTGTCATCACTTTAGCACGTTCGAGGTCAACAATAGGTGACAAGAACGGTGAAGTAGATTTTAATGTTACCTGCATCTCAAGAGATCTTGCACCATTCAATTTACCTGCGGTAGAAAGATTCTCTGTTGATCTATTATAGACTGCACGTGGTGTACTATAGTAAATGTTCTTTTCGTTCTCAACTATCTGGAACTTAGGTTCTTTACTAAATCTTGTCTGATCACCTGCAAGTGATTGCTGTGAAGTAGTCTTCATGGACAATGTTACGTTAGTCTGAGAAGGTTGTGTAATATCAATACTTGGACGTAATACTTCAAAGTTTAAGTTTTGTGATGATGTTACAGATGAACCACCAAACCACATACGAGAGGTTGCCGAAGCACCAGCGGTATATGTGTATCCAGAGTTATCGTAAGCAACAACAGTTCTTAGACCATTAACGTTAGCACCTGTCAGTCCGTTTCCGAAACTTGTTGCCGAGTCAATACCACGAATGATTGTCCTATCACCAGTACGCAGACCGTGATTAGCAAATGCTACCCTTACAGTGTTAGAACCAGAGTCTACGACTAATGGATCTCTACTTAGTGCTTCTGGATCTACGTTAGCATTCTGAAGAATGATATTACCCGAAGAAACAAAGTTAGCAACGTTGACTTTATATGTTAAGTCAGATCCAGATGCCGCTTCCCAAGTCTTACCATTCTGAGACTTAAAGAATGCACCCAATGTTGCCTGTTGTGTTACACGTGCTTCTTGAGATCCTAATTGGAACTCACCTACTTTAGCGGCATATGCATTGTAGTCTGGAGAGTTATCGCCAGGAACTAATACTAATGCATAGTCTCCGACAGGACAGAATACTGGTGTGTCAAAAGTAAACTTAGTTGACTGTGCCAACATTGCTTTGTTATTAGACCCAGTAGTTACTGTAGTAACCTGTGCGGGAGATAACTTTTTACTTGCTAAAATAACGTCTGAGTGTGGTACACCATTTACTGTGGGTCTTAACTCACAGAATACTGGAGCAGTACTTGACTTAGTAGCAAAGTAAACTTCCATAGATGTTATAAACAATCCACCTGCCTCTAATACTTGGAAAGTCTGAGCAATTGGATCTCTAAATCTACGTCCACGTCTACGTCCTCGACCCCTTCTCTCTTGTACTGGAATACGAGTAACTACTGGAGTAGTGGGTCTTGTTGCCGCTGGTGGTACAGTTGGTGTAGTAGCAGGTGGAACAGGTGTAATACGTGGACGAGGAACAAATTCAGTAGTTGTTGATTCATTCTCTCGTGTTGTTTCCCTATTACCTGTAACTGCTGTTACCGTACTGCTTGACTTAATGTCTGTAGCAGGTTCGGTTGTTACAACAGTATCTGTCCATACAGTACTATCTGCTGTAGTGTTTTGCTCTACAGACACATCCGAAGTACCAGTTATCTTTAATGTACGAGTTACATGGATGTTATGTTCGAATTTCTCAAGAGTACCTGCTGATTGGAACAGAGTCTTAGCAAATGACATCGCACCATCTTCATTAGCAGTGTTGACATCAATTAGCATAAACTCACGTTTACCAGTATGGAATCTCATAGAAGCATTGTTTGGTACAACGAACGAACCTATTACAGTACCCTCTGCATCAGATGTGAGATTGGTCTTTCCTTTGTTATGGACTTGACTTGTTTTAAAAATAAAGTGGTTGTCTTTAATACCACCACCCAAACGAGTGTTTAACCAACGTCTACGGTTAGAGAACTTAAATGATGATTCTGTTCTACAGAACTGAGACACATTAGTGTTATCAAAGAATGGGAAGTATTGTGTATTTGGTCGCAATCCTTCTGCTTTGAATCTAATCTCTACTGAACGCATGAATGGTATTACTGATACATCGATAACTCTCTTACCTACGATATCACGAATACTTGATTCACTTGCAACACGGTTTACCGTATTGGAAGTTGAAGTTGTCGTGGTAGTTTCTGTAGTTTGTTCGAATCTATTCTCTTCAGTAATAGTCTTAGTAGTTTCGAATGTTGATGTATTTGTACTACGAATCTTTGAACGAGTTTCTGTTGTAACTGTATCCCAGTTATCAGTAGTTACATTCTCACCAACTCGTATTCCAAGTCCTCTCCAACCTTGGTTTCGGAAAGTTCCCCCACCAGATCCTGCAAGTCCAAAGTTACCACCTGCCCATATGCTACCACCACCAATGAAGTTGGAACCGAGAATATTGGCAGCTGCCCAACTTACTCTTGTTGCTTGTGCATCGATAGCAGATCTGGATACTTCTTCTTGTCGTTCTCTGTTAACTTCTACAGTTTCTGTAGATAGAGTGGTATTATTAGTAACAGTACCTGTCTTGACCCACTCTCCCAATTCTTCTTGGGTTGATGTACCAACGAGTACAGGGTCTTGAGTATTTTGAACTACTGTGGTTGAGGTTCCCGAACAAATGATTTGGCAGTTTCACCCACATCCAACGATGCAGGGTCAACCCCAAACCAAGCGTTATTCGAGTTATTCCAGTTAAGTGCTTCACGTAAATCAAACTCTGTTGAATTACCTACAACACTCTCACCAACCTTTTGGGTTTCTTTCCAAGTGTCGGTTTCTGGAGAAATTGTTAATCTACCAATAGTAAATGGTACGTGGAATGGTAGAAGGTTTTCTGTGCTTGAAGAAAGTTCCTGTGCGTCATACGGTACTTCCGTATGATCAAGCATCATCATATCACCATGTAATTGTACACGGAGATTACCAGTTACATCAGAGTCATAGAATAATGAAGACTCTTCTTCTGGTGCACGTGGACGTAGCATCTTAGCAACCTTATCGATTGCAGACTTAGCACCTTCTTTACTACGTGTATGCGTATGTGCATGGTTAGCAAAGTTATCTACAAAGAAACCAGACTTAGCACGGTCATTACCTGCTGAGTCCAGAACTGATCCGATTTTAGTATTCAACTCAAGTAATGACAATGAAGTCATCTCTTGTAGTTTATCGATCTTCTCTTCTAACTTATTGATATCCTGCATAGTATAACCTTTGCGAGGAATCAGTGTTGATTTCATATCTTGAGTATGAAGAGTATTAGGATTCATACGGATATTGTATAGATCCATACAATCTTCTGGAACTTCTGGGAACTTAGGATTTAAAGAAGAAGATCCTTTTACCAATCGCAATTCACTGTTTTTGGATATAACCAATTTGTCATTACGTGGTAAGTAGTATTCTGCATCCGCAGTAATAGTATCAGATGGAATAGGCAAGGAAGGTACAGATGTAAATGCCCCTGCACCATTCGTTGAAGGACGTAAATCGATAACGTCTCTTAAAGATACTTTACCTCCATCTGGAAGTGATTGTGCGGGAATGTCTAAGTAATCTAACTGACCTTCATAGGAGTTGACTGCAAAGAATTCTCCATTAGCACTTGGAGCAAAATATTTCATTCTAACAAATACATTTTGAGTCGTACTGGTTAAACCACCACCAGTGTATATCAACTTAGAGTCTCCTTGGTGAGACGGTTCATTGTTAGGTTGGAATACAAAGTATGGGAATAAATCATAACCATTACTATCAGCAGAACGTATACGGTCAACACTATAAACATCTGATTTACCGAGATCTATGTATTGAATACCATATCCATCTGAATCCAGTTGTGCGGTAACAGTAGCATCTGTAATTGCTTTAGTTTTTACTGAAGAATTGGTCTTCTTAACCTGTCCAATTACCTCATATGATTTACCACTTGTTAGTCCACTACAAGTAATTTTCTTATTACCCGTACCACCGATAACAGTAGATACACCAGATTTCATAAAGGATGATGCTCCATCACCCTGTGCAATCAATATATCTGTTTGGTTTACAAATGATTCACCTGCATCACCAAGTGTTATTTCGTGAGTCGTTCCAGATGCAGTAAAGTTAAACTTCTGCATTAATGTAATTGTTGCGGGACGAGCAGGTAACTCCTGTGCGAAACCTTTTGGTCGAGGCAACGGAGTATCGAATATTAGTGCATCTTCTCTTTGATCTACCAGTAAAGAACCCTTGTTTCCAATACGAGGAACAAGGTTAACCAAGTGAGCATCTGTTGAAGATTTAACAGACAATGCATCTGCCAAACTAAAGTCTAAATTAGTTAGTTTAACATTAAATAAATGTGCTTTGTACGATGGAACACGTTGATATTGTTGTCCACCTGCAAGTGTTTGTGTGCTACCTTCTGTGATTGCACGAACGTTTGCTGTACCTATATTGGTACCAGTACCACCATATCCAGTATGCAAAGTTACTGACTCTGCTGTTTCGATGTTAAGCATACCAACACCACTATCAAAGTGGTAATAGTTTCCGTAGGTAATACCTACTTGCTCATCGTCTCTTGTGATAGTATCAGTAGCACGAGGCAATACAATTTGTTGTGGGATGTTAGTAGCAATACGTTTACCATCTAAGTATGCTACGCCTGGATCCACATTAAGTATAAAATTGTTGGCAATACTTTCACCGTCTGGACGAACACGTAGTTTCCAGTACTGTTTAATGAAGTCACCGTTAATTTCTTTGATACGTTTGTTTACATAGTCAAAGTTTTGAGAATCTGTTTTAGTAGAGATGTATTCTTTACCGTCAATGATTCGTCCATAGAATACAAAAGTGTCACCAATATTAACATCATCACGAGACGCAAGTACCAAACGAATACGCAGTCTGTCTGCACCAGGCGATGCTCTGTTAGGTGTGGCATTTTGGTTATCATACAAGGCATCTGTATCAGATACTGTTACGATATCTTGAACTACTTTAAAACCAATATCAAGTGTTTCACCAGTGGTGTATTTGCTCATGAATAGTTGTTGATGTGGTACGAATACAAAGTGACCACCAACATAGAATTCAGATTCACCAACCTCTACTTTAGAACCAAATCCAATATTAGTAGAAATGTTAGATACAGTAAGGTTTACGTTAGATCCGTTACTTAGGATCTCGTTAGAAACTACAGTAGGTGTAGATTCTTGTACTGTTGTACTGGCAACTGTTGTTGGGTTATCTAAGTACTGAACATAGATTGTGTCTGGATCGGATCCAGTTGCCGCTATTGCTTCCAGAACTCGTACTTTTATTGAACTTACGGATCCAGTTAGGATTTGACCTTTAAGTGCCGCTACATTTGTGAATGAGTTGTTTTGGTCATTAGATATTTTAATGTATGGATGAGCATCGTTAACCGATAATCCACCTTGAACAACCGCAACACCATCTTTGCCATAAACATTATTAGCAAAACGAGTAATTTCAGACTGAATAATAGTCTGCATTTGTGTAAGTTCACGTGCTTGTAACGCACGACCTGCATTAAACAGAATACGGTGATAGTTATCACTATCGTGATAATCATCTTTGTATGTTGAACGTAATGTTTGTTCTGTAAAAGTGTTTGGCATTTCCTATTCCTAAATGGTAATTACTATTTTCAAGTCTTCAATCTGGTCGTTCGATCTGGTTACTGAGGATCTATTATCTATGTATACTAAATCTCCAGTAAAGGGATTGAACTCTCCACCAAGTAACTTGGTTACTGTTCCTACAATACTACTGTTGCCTACTATTGATACCTGTTCACCAGAGTCAAAGTTAGTAAACCCAGTTTCTTCAGTCTGGTGATACCAAAGACCATTACCAGAATCAGCGACATCATCGATGATTGCAACTGCACCAGATACTGCCCCTTGTACTTTACTTTTTTGTACAACAGACTTGACAAAGTTTGTTTCAGATGTTATAATCTTATTTAGTGCAAACCCAGTAGTAGATGTGAGTAATGTACCTGTCGCACTATCAACTCTTGGGTTTCTCATCAATAATACTTGACGGAAAATATTATCACCTGTGATAAAGTCTCCACCTTCGTTATATGTTGGTTTGGTATTAAACATCATACCTTGTGACTTGAAGTCAACAACTGGATCTGATCCAATACCATTTGGTTGTCCGATAATAGCACGAGCAGTACATGAGTCACCACCCCCACCAGTAATAACTACGTTAGCATAGTCATACCCGTTTCCGTAATATGATGCACTTGAGTTACCCGAACTATCTGCTTTTACTTTGATGTCAACAATAGTCTCACCTGCACGTACCGCAAAGGCAGTAGCATTTGAACCATTACCAACAATACTAACAGTAGGGTTTGAAGTATATCCAGATCCACCATTGGTTATTTTATATCCAACGATCTGACCCTTTACCGCATTGTTCTGTACAATGTTTTGCTGAAGATCTTCGGCAGGTGAGTCTGAGTCAACTGCTGTAACAAATGTTACTGGCATGAACGCAGAAGATAGGAACTTATCAGCACGTAACGCACCAATTGAGTACATAAACTTCCAAGTGTAACCATCCGAAGTACGGAATGGAGTACCATTAGTATTACCTGTAGGTTGAATTGTTGATAGTTCAGAAGTACCATCCGTCTTCTTACCTTGCTCTAATACAATATAAATCTCGTTATTAGAGTTAATAGCATAGAATGGGTTTTCTGGGAAACCTACATCCGCATCATCGTATGCATCATAGATTAAGTTAGCAACCCAACTTCTACGTGGTAGTACGTATGATGCGTCTTGAATCAGTTTGAGTGACTGAAGTGATCCACGTGCAAGACGTGCTTCACGAGTATTATTGGTAGGAACAGTAGCAACGTCAGATGCGTTCCAATCTTCGGAACGTCCAATTCCTGCATAATACCTATTACTGGCAGAGTCATTGAAGTCTTGAAGAAGATCATCAAGTACTTGTTTTTTAAATTGGTCTGTTATTACTGGCATTTTCTATTCCTATGTATTTAGAGTGCAACCAACATTGCTAACTACCACCCATTTATCACCCATCCATATTAGGGAGCATGATGTATTTGAAGGCATAACAATATTTGCATATGTTGCAAGGTTGCTGTTTGATTCATTAATTGTTTGTTGTGCAGTACCTGTGTTTACCAGATAGTGTATTTCACCTTGAAGTCCATTAGTACCACTTGTTAACGTGTGTGTACCATTAGTACCAGATGTGAACTTAGTCACCACGTATGATGAGTTTGTTGATCCACCAGTTGAAGTAATAGCATGTGTCTTCAATGCTACCTTACCGTCTAATTTAACTGCACCAGTTCCTGTAGAACGTAGTGATAAGGATGCGTTAGACTGTCCTTCTGCTTGTACGATAGCAGGGTTATTAGAGGATGCATTTGCAATTGTAACATGGTTAACAGCAGACGCAGAATCTCTGAAGTGAATCAATTCGTTTGTTGAACTATCAAGAATGGCAGTACCAATCTTAGGAGAGTTAATCTGTGGTGTTTGTAGTGTCTTATTAGATAAGGTCTGAGTATGACCATTAAACGTTAATTCATCATCCCCTGTTAGCAAAGGTAGAGTTACAGTACGGTCGGCAGTCAATTCACTTACAGCAAACACATATTGATGGTTTGCACTTGTGTCATTGATCTGGGGAGTTGTCAATACTGGACTGGTCAGAGTCTTATTCGTAAGAGTCTGAGTGTTAGTGTCCATAGTAATAATACCAGTGTGATCTGGAATAGTTACTGTACGAGTCCCTGTGGGGTTAGTCACACGCAGTGTTGTCTTATGAGCATTCGCAGTTGTCCCATCAAATATCATACCACTTGAATCGAATTCGATTAAAGGCATAAGAGATGAACCATCTCCTAATTTGTTGTAGATCTCTGCAAAGTTTTGCTCAATTTTTAACGCAGTAGTACGGAGAGTATCTCCCGTACCATCGTTTGCGACTGTTCCTCTATTTAATACTTGTCTTGTCATCTCTTTTACCTAAAGATTGTTACATCTATTTATACTATAAATTTCTATTTATTGCTTCTCTTAAACTTATTTCTGAGTCGGAATCACCAACTTGTCTTGCATTACCTTGTGCATCAAGCAACTGGTTATTGTCTCCGTCTACCCTATCAGTACGCATGTTCCAAGTGAATTGCTCTTGGTCAATGGTTTCTGTACTGGATATATCAAATCCAGAGAATGTTGTGGTACCATCACTATCATCATCCAACGTTGGAGAATCTGGTGTAAGGTATTCACCCAAACTTGAGTACAAGTTATCGAGGTTCTCTACCGTAAGATCTTGTACGTCATTAAGGTCATTACCACCTTTGTCGATTGCATCCGCTGCATTACCCATGTTTGTTCTAAATAACAATGCTCTTCCTCCTGCTGAATCTTCTCCGAGACGTGCACTTAAAGAGAAATCGAATAGTGCAGTATTTTGCTCGAATGCTAAAGGAGCAAATGCACCCTCACCTTCCAATACGATTGGTGGTTTGATTGCTACGCCTGGGTCATACTGTAACTGATCCAAACTGGCATTACCCACTATCTGAGTAAGACCACCGAGGTACATACCTGCGGGGTGTGCCATTAACTTATATGCATCTCTCCACTGCTCTACCGATAGTTCGGATCTAATCTCAACAGCAAACGTTTGATATAGTTTGTTGTCTGTCAGATACCTTGCTGATTGTGCACCAATTTTAGATTCATTCAACTTGAATATATATTGTTTTGTATAAACCACATCTGGTTCAATATCAAAGAACGTCTTAAAGAACTGTCGAATACTATATCGAGTACCTTTAGCACGATACAAATAACTTGAATATTTTACTGCTGTTCTTTTATCAGTAAATCCTTGGAAGTAGTTCTGACCTAATAGGTATTCATCTTCGAAGTATTCAAGCAGTTTTAAATCTGTAGATGTCACATCTCGTGTGTCAAAAATATTATCTAAGAATACTGTAAGAGAATCCGTTTGACCTTCGAAGTCATAATACTTCTTTAAGAAAGATACAAACTTAGGATAATCACTAAGATAATGTTCTGGCAATACAGATTCGATTTGCGGTTCTCGCAAATTTACGTCACGTCTTTGCGTATCTCGTAACGTCTTATCAAAAACTGTGTGTGTGGTCATATACTACTCTTAGTTCGATGCAGTTGTACGAATACCTTTCGCACTTAGACGTGTATTATCCGATTTAAGAATATACTCACGTGTAGGTACAATGGCACTTGCGTTTGCCGCTAATACACTCAACTTAATTGCATCGTTGCTGTTTGCTTTAAACCCTGTTAATGTTACTGTTCCTGCGGACGCATTAAACGATCCCGCATTATCTTTAATGATACCACCAGTAGCACTCTCAATAACCTGTAAGGTATTAGTCGATAGTTTGTTTTCTAATCTACATGTCTTAACAGTTGGTGTTGGATTAAGTATTGGGTCGTATTCTGGTAAGAATAAGAATGTGGATGTATTCACGACAGTATTGATATCATCTGCTACCGCAATAGGTACAGGGAAACTGAATGTAAAGTCTTGCTCTACACCACCAGATGGAGTAAACACCTGTTGCATCTTAGTGTCTACACGAGACGATAAGATAGCAGGACTTACATCATCCACTAATGCTAACATAGAAGATCTACGGTATGCTTGACCAAATTTACCTATATTTGTATCGTAGTAGTTTGCCACAACAGTCTTTACGTTTTCCTGTAAAGTGTTGATTGCTAAGTTAGTATAGTCTGGGTTATACTGGAAGAATACATTTGTCTCAAGGAACGTTGTAATCGGATCTGAAAATTTAAGACCGAATGATGCAATTGATAATTGATCAACTAATACTTTAATATTGTCCTTTATAGTATTACGAAGAGTAGTATTGATATCAATTTTAAAATCTACTGATAGGAATGCCATTCCATATTCTGGTACGACATTGTCTTCTCCACCCCATGCAATAATATCATTAATGTAACTACCATAACTACGCAGAATCAATGAAGAGTAGTCAGTATGAGTTACCATTCTGTTCTGTGATGCGTAACGGAAAGGAGAGTTTCTTCGAATAGAATCGAGAGTTTCTTTCTGTGCACCCCCAACTGATCTATTTACTGTAGAGATAAGAGGTAATTGTTCAAGACCTATACCAGAAGGTGGTTCGGTAACCTCTACTGTAGCAAGTGGTTCGAACAATCGTGCACCGTTGGCATTTTCTCCATCTACTGATAGATACTCAACAGTAATCTTTGCCCCTGCTTTAGGCACTGCACCCAATGTAGATCCATTACCGAAAGTTAATTCATAGTATCCGTTAGGTGCTTCTTTAAGAATATACGCAGGTGTTGTGGCAGTAATGTTATTTGCAGTTTCCAGATTAATATATGTTGTGAAGTCACTTGACGTAGAACTATCGAATACTTTAATTACTGCGGTAGCACGATCAAGACTTACGTCTGGGATAATGTATACTGTCTCTTCGGAATCTTCACCTGCAAAGAATGTTTTAGTTTTAGCAATACCTTCCTTGATAGGTATGTCTGTACTTCCATCCAGTGTCTGTAATTGGAAGAAGTTATTACCATCATTGATTGCTTCAATAAGTTCTTGGGTTTGGAATGTGTATGATGCATCGTTTACATTTGCAGTAAATTTATATCCAGATGAGATCTGTAGTTTCTCTGGTACGTCTGCTTGTGAAGTACCAACATTGAACGACATATTTATCACTGCTTGTGAAGCAGACTTAGAGGCAGGAATATAACCAAGAGTTTCTGCGTGAGATACTACACTCGATCTTAACTGAGCAGTATTCAGAAACGACTCATTCAATGCCATGTTTGCAGTCAAACCATTTAGGTGCGTGTTATATGCAAGAACATCTAAAAGGTTATTCAGACCAGATGCATCAAAGTCGTAGTCTTTAAACTCTTTCTGCTGTTGTAAATATGTCTTTAGATTGTTTTTGATTGCATCGAAATCTAAGGAACTTGATTGAATTGTTGTTGCCATTATCGTAACCTTGATAGTCTTGTAGTAAACTCTTCTTCAGAAGCAGAGTTTTGTATGTTAAATATAATCGTGATAGAAATACTATTTTGATCTGGTTCCATATCAGTGTATACCTTTATAGTCATAGGATCAACTCTTGGTTCAAATGCTCTTATGTTCTCTATAATCGCAATTGCCATTTGAGATTCTGTTAATTCATCTGCGAACTCAAACAAATAATCTCTGAGGTTTGCACCAAAGTATGGATTAAAAGGTTTCTCGGTTCTTGCGGTCATCAAGATATTTCTCAATGCTTGTTTTACAGAAGCAACCGAAGATTTTTTATATAAGTCACCCGCACCCTTCGCTGTAAACGAAAGATCTAAATCGATAAACTCACGGTTACTCGAAGACTTAACTGTTGAAGTCTTATTGAGTCCCCCGTCTTCTACTGAAAATGCACGTGCCATTATAGTTTCCTAAATTCTATAAGTCTATTTATACATCATTTACAACTTCTAATAACTCATTTGCACTTAAAAGTGTACCATTGTAAAATGTTTCTACGTTATTAGAATATGATATATCGAATGTTTCTGGTACTGTAGGTACCTCTATTGTTACTTGAGCATTTAATGATCCATCTGGATTCCAATTATCATACTCTAAAATCAACTTATCAAAATTAGCATAGTCCTTCCAGTATTCTGCGAGATCAAATGTTCTTTCGAAATCAACAGATCCATTCTCATCAATCATTCTATATGATACCATTTGACCATCTTGTTTCTTAATGTTATCACCTGCAACTGTCTCCAACGGCCCACCCCTGTAGACACCTTCTACAACTACAAGTCTAACATCTTTGAAGAAATCTTGATTGCCATTGATCATTCGGAATAGTTCTGCATGTAGATATAGATTACGAGAAAGTTGCTTACGTGCGTCTTGATCGTTCTGGTATTTACCTATAGTAGATAAACTACATGGGTTTCCTTTAGATCCAAGAAACTTAGCAATTGAACATCCAGGCGATAGTTTAGTGCCCGAAGTAATTGTTTCTGCAAAATTTGGATTGTACTTTTGGTCTGGTATAATAATCATTTAAATCTTTTGCCTCTATTATCAACTGAGTTACCCAATGCATTATAACCAAATCTTGGTGACGTTGTAGCAGGTGCAACACGACCAGTCTTAGGTGGTGTTGGAACTTTCCACTCACCAGATAATATTCCATCTGTCACGAGTAGATCTACCACTGTGGTTCCCTCATCATTTGCGATTGTTCTGTTTGCAGGATCTCTCATTGTAGAACGTACCTCATCAAGTGTAGGAACTTTCTCGTATAATCCTGCGTAGTCATCTCTGAATAGTAACTTGTTACGTAGATCATCTTTTGGATCAATCACGATTGGTCTGATTGATAAGTGACCTTCGGATAGTATACCCGCAACTGCATCACATATGGGTACAGGTTTCAACGGTGTGAGTGATTCCATATTTGTAGGTACGTCTGGTGCACCACCACTTGGTTGCCCAGGCGACTCTTTAGATGCCTTCTCTGAAGTCTTAGCATTCTCTGCTTTATGTGCATACTTAGATTTGATTGCTTCGAGTGCTTGTCCATGGAATGAACCATAGAAAGATGCACCAGAT